TTAACTGCCTTGTTTCTTCTGGAACTTCCACCAGACTTTTTTATAATAAACTTCGTCACGCAAGAAGTTAATTTTCAATTCATTGCCGTTAAGGTCATAAATTTTTGTGACCTCTCCGCTTTTGTCTAGATCTGCTAAAAGATCCTCTGTTCGAGTATTGGCAAAATCATGAATCTTAATTAGCTGACTAGACATTAAAGCGCTCTCACACAAATAGAAACATTAACATTACTATTAATAGTGTGAGCTGTGCAACCTGAGAAAAGGAGGCACAGCAATGTGATGATCGATGCAACTTTTGTACGCTTGCACATATAAGTTACTTCTTTAAAAATAGTGCTCGCTCTGCTTCTCGGCGACGAACTAAACCTTTCATAACTTTGCCACCAGCTTTATTCCAAACAAGGAATTGGTTAGCAGAGCCTTGATAGTCATTATTATTGAGCAACTTAAGCAAGGTTGATCCTTTAAAAGCACCCGAGCCTATGTTGTATGTCAGCGATACCAAAGCATCAAATTGGTTTTGAGTTAAAGGCACTTTCACTGATTCATTTACAGTCTTTTCAAATTTAGCTAAGTCGTGTTTAAAGTAGGCTTTGGCTTGTTCAGGTGTGCAAGTATCACCTTGCTTAACCTTCACGCCATTTGGATAAACTGTGGTGCCAGTGCCAATGGTCCAGATCCCTACACCATCGTCATAAGCTTTGAATCGAGTGTCTTCAAATCCTGAAATTAGATTTACACCAACATCACTTGTAGTTTTCCCTCCTGGTGCAAGTTTATCGACCACTTTATTTAGATCGTCTACTTGTGCCTGTGTAAGCTTGCCGCCTGCAATAACTCGGGCAGCATCGAAGAATGGTTTAGTGCTCATACCCCACCACCTGTAATATCATTTTTTGCTTTCTTAACTTCTTTAATAACTTCAACAATCGTTTTACCTTCTTGTTTATCAATGAAGTTAAATATCCAGCGTACTAATGCCCATCCGGGAATACCGCAGATAAAAAAGAAGCCACCAAGTGCAATCATTCCCCAAACATCTGTAATCCATTCATGGAGACCCCACCTCACAATAATGAATGAACCACCTGCAAGACTTGAAACAACTGTACAGATCAAACCCACTGCCCATTCTTGCGGTGAGCGTGGCATACGTGTCATCAATACAACTGCTGCAACTAAAGCGACCGCCAATGTCACCATAATTGCCGCCCCATAAAATTTTAAAAGTGCTGTTAAACCGCTAGTGGAAACTGGTTCCATTTATTTCTCCAGATTTTTTGGCAATAAAAAAGCCCTAAGCTATTGAAGCAAAGGGCTTGTGGTGGTTTGTTGTGTGTTAAGCACTAAAGTACTCAATTATGAATGTGTCTGCAAAAATGTTTGCAGTGAAGAGCACGTCACTAAATGATGTCGAAATATTGATATGAGAGTATGCATCCCACAGCTTGTATTGATTACCTCGAACGTTACTGAGATATTCATTAAAAGCATTCAATAGTCGACCAGCAGCTTCAAGTTTAGAAGTATCATAATCTTGCATCAGAATATGAAAGATGAAAGCTACAGTACTCGGCCCATTTCTTCGCGTTTCAGCAATACAAAAATCAATCTCACTGATACCACCGTAACTATGAATCGAGTCCAATACAAAACTCGACAAGTCAAAAGTAGGTTGCCGATTTGCAATGTTACATCCAACTAAATAGTTGTTCGCTGCATATACTTGATAATGCAGATATCTAGCTGTGATGATGTTTTGCAACTCGTTATCAGTAATGATGTTTTGCGTTGTTGCGAAGTTACTTCTTGATGAATATTTTCCGTCCAACATTGTCAATGCGGCTGCATATTTACCAGTAGTATCAAGGCCCATTTGTACAGCCATAGCCCAAAGTCTAAAGCCCGCTGCGTAGAAGTTTGAGTTAACAGGTGTCGTGACTTCAATCAATCCTGAATAAGCTTGACTTGATAAACGAGATACCATCCCTTTTAATGCCGTAATTCTAACTTGATCAGCATGTTTTAAAGCTAGTTGGTATAGGCCCCACACTACTGGTGACACATTTCGAGAAACAAACTGCAGCGCTTTATATTCAGAATCTGGACCGATAAAAATCTGATCAACACCCCCGTAGTATGTGGTAGCCCACTGCTCAAATTCGGTGTAAAGCTTGTCAAAACTAGATACACCCTTGTGCAAATGCTTCACAATTTTGGCAGCGAGAGCATTAATAATGCCACCGCCTTTATCGCCTGTCGTAGCTTGGTATTGATACCAATCTGCAAGTCCGCTAATCACATCACCCAACTGCGACATGATTTCGCTTTTACGAACAGGCGAGTAAGACGGGTTCGAAGATGCAAAGCCAACAAGGGGATTTAAAACAATATCAGAAAGAACTGTTGCATCAGTTTGCAGTTCATTTAAATTGATTTCAAACGCATGAGTCCAAGCCCAGCCTTTCACATCCGGCAACTTTGCAATGGTAAAGTTTGCAGTTTTCCAACCAATATCGTATCTAATATATGAACTGTTAGTAAGATTGTTGCAATGCGGGTTTTTCGCACCGATATAATTAGCTTCAAGCGGGTCACGCATGACATCAGCACTAGCAAAAACAGCACTGAAACTATGCTTCAGATCTGGGCAAATCACATTGTATCCAGCACGCTGAGTTTTTGACGCTGAAGTAGTTAATTGAACACGCGATACAACTCCATAAATTGTATTTACAGGCACATCAAGTGCACACTGAACATGCTTCTTGACAGTTATCAAACCATTTTTATAAATACGCAATCGAGTCGTATATTTTAAAAACTTTTGATTAATCTCTGGAGATGCTGGAGAGAGATCCGCATTATAAGAAATAGATTCAATTTCTGTAAAAAGGAGCCCTTCCGACACAACTCGAAAACTAGCATCTGCATAACCAGCTACAACATATACCTCACTGCCGTTATTGTTACGGATCAGTAAGTTTTGCTCTACTCCTGCGTATGTAATAGCAGATGTTGTAATCGAATTTATTAAATATCCAGTCGATTTAGATAAATTCAGTACATCACCACGTTCAGTAGTAATATTCACACCATCGCTCGTATTTGTATAACTTAAACGAGAAATAGCGTACTCACGTACTTTGCACTTAAAGACTTGTACTGTGTACTTTTTGCTAGACTTTGCAGCGATGCTATCAATAATAACAAGCCGCCCACAGAATAAAGACCCATCCGCGTGATAGCCGTAATTCTTATTTCTTCGCTGGTTAAAATCTACATCTGCAATCCATTGACACTCATATTCCGCACCACTTTCATCAAGCACGCGAATGTATTTATCAGAAAACACCTCGCTAGGATTAAACTTCATCTTGATAAAAATAGGGCGACTTGTAACTGCAACACTTAAGTTGTTCTTCACAACTGTTTCGTAACGAGTATAAGACTTATCTGTAAGAGATTGAGATTTGGAATTAACTTCACCATTGAAATTACACAAATCATTTGTGGTAATTGAAGCATCGCCAGTCAGCAAAATCGCTGGAACTTGCTTTGTGTAATTCAGAGCAGTTTTTAAATCAAAAACATAGTTGTTATATGTTTTAGCAAAATACTCAAGAATTGATTTTGCTTCGATTTGGAATCCAGCGGATGTAATGTCAGCATGCGGAATTGCAATAGTTACGGTATTTGTTGAAATATTAAAGTTTACTGCTTTGGTTGTTACAGTAAGAATATCAACATTGGTTGCTGGGTAAAAAATGCGCTGTCTGTCGTATATCAAACGGGCAGCAGATTGTTGAAGTTGTGCTGTACTAAAAAATGGAGGCATTTTTAATAGCACAGTGTTATAAGTCACATTATTGTTGATAACAATATTAGCAACATTATTAATTACTAAAGTTGATTGTGTATATGGCGAGGCCAATAAGTTATTAGTAATTTGCTCTTCTTCAATCATATCTATAGTGTGAGAATCAAAACGATCATTCACGACAAAGTTTAGATATCTTATGTTGAAACCAGGTGTTAACTTTTTAATTAATAAAGAAGCTTGATCTGTCGAAAAACTTAAATTAAGTTTTTCACCAGCCTTGTTGAATTGATACTGATTAACAAGAGGGTTAGCAGTACTTTCAAATACTTTTAATAATCTAGCATCTACTGTAGTCGAAAAGTTAGAAGCTGCTTGATAATCTTTTTGTGTTATCGATTTAGTGCCTCGACTGTCATAGATAATGTCATCTAATAAGCGACCATACTTGCCATCTGTATAGTTTATTGCTCGATCCAGTTCACTTAACCCGGTACTTACCCAATAATTACCATCTGGAGAACCTTCAGGTTTATTCCAAAACCAAATTACATCCGTATCTTCGGCTTTAGCATATTTTTTTACCACAGCGGGTCTTGATGCTAGTAGTTCAGCTTCAGTCGCAAAACCTTCCATCAAGCCAGCAGCAATAACATCTTGAATTGCAGCCTGAGATTCAACATCAAATTCGTTTAAAGCTGAATTGACGCTCCCTAAAGCTGTATTAACATCAGATTGCATAAAAGTTAATTCTTCAATGATTTCGTCGATTTTTGTTAAATCGACTTTTCCATCTAGCAGACTCAATACTTTTCGAAGAATTGCCAAGATATCCGAAGCATTATTGATATTTGCTAATACAGCATTCCAGTTTGTAGCCATATTCCACCCAAAAATTAGACATAAAAAAACCGCCTCTGGGCGGTAATATTTAAAGAGTTTATTTAGCTAACTCGCATAATAAACATTGTTGCAAAGTTTCGTGGTCTGGTTTCGGTTGAGCCAACTGAAGAAGTTTTAACCTTGCTTCTCTCACGCCCACCACCATTTGGGTCATAGTTACCTATACTTTCGGAATCACTACCTGTGTTGTCATTCCAGCTCCAGTAAGTATGATCATGTGCCTTGATGCTATCTTCTTGCATGCTTCCGATTGTACGACTTGCATCAACACCCCGCCCATTATCCCAACCTCGTGGAAATTCTGCTCGTGTATCAGGTAAGGTCCATGTTGCTGCAGAAATTCCATATTTAGCAAATAGCTTCGGGAAATCTGCCTTATTTAACGTTTGCCCAGCAATCTCCACGTGATTTAAAGGTGGTGATTCACCAAACCACATTGAAACCTTTCCTATTTCTGCATCTGAATTATTCTGAATCGCATCAACAATCTCGTTGATTTTTTTGGTTAGTGAATTGAATAACCAATTGAACCATTGACGAGCTGGCTTTTTATTTGATGGGAAGCCGCTCAATAAAGTTAACCCATCGGTATTTTTTGGCCCATTCAGGCTAAATTCTTCTAACTTATCCATCTACTTCATCCGAAAAAATTAACTCGACTCCGCTTGGTAATGGAAACAATAAGCGAACTAGTTCTTTATCTATGGGTTGAAACTCGGCAAGAAATTCGAACATAACAGTCATATCTCTGTTGTCCTTTAATTTGAAAGGCACATCAGTCAATAATTTGCAGATTTCAAATGCTTCATCGAGTGTGCAATCGCAGTTATTAAGCAAAATCTTTGCTTTAACTACAGAGGGTAATTTTTGAGGTGGGATACTTTGTCCACGATAACTACTAACACCGGATTCACGCCAAAAGCCGCCAATATCGAGATCATCCGTTTCGCCAAATGTTAACGCCTCAGGCTGTCCCTCAAATCCAAAAAAGGGCAGCGGGATGATGTCTGGTACAACAGTTGGAGCTCCTACCCATTCAGCCAAAATATTTAACTGATCCCCACTTGCTGTATCTAAATCAAACTTTTCATTCATGCTTTGCAGCACGTTCATGCAATCAATAATCGGCTCGATCGATACTTTGACCGTCTCATTAAAGTTTGGTTTAGATCGGTGTTCATTAATGATCAGATTCAAGTAATCATCTGTTTGCATTAACCACCTCCAGCAACACTGATCTCGATATTGTCTGAATCACAATAGGCCACAGCATTAAAAGCTAGTGTGTAATCACCTTCTACCGATACACCATCTACAGTTAATTGAAGGCTTTCAATTTCATAAGACCTTGCATCTAATGCGCCGTATAAACCTGCTGGTACATACAGCTTATTAATTGCGATACGGTCCCCGATATCGAGCTGGTTAATGTAATCAGCTGAAGCGCTTTTGATTTGCTCACCGATATCTACGGTGTAATCCGAATTAGTTTTTAATTCAAAACGGATACCAATAGATTTCTGAATTGGTCGCCAGTAGTCAATTGATACAGGATCACCGTAAACCGTTGGACGAATCACAGTTGTATTTCCGTACAGATCACAACCGGGTGCCTTCTTTACTCGAATCGTCTCAGCAATCAATTGATCATCTCCACCCGCTACGACAACAGCCAAAGAGTTTGGCGGCAAGCCTAGAGGATCATTAAATGATTTTTGATTTTCATAAACCTTACAACGGCTCACACCATCAAGACTAAATAGAGCTCCTAAAATCCCCTCTGTATAAGAACGCGAAGGAATGGCCGTTGATAATGCTTGGCGTTGACGTAATTTAGTGTTGCTTTCGACGGGAGCACCTAAGGTAGATGCCTGCGGATTGTTTACGGATTGCCAGCCACGTGTAGGTGTTGAAATAGTAGTAACAGCATTAGGTAGCGCTAGAATTGCTCCAGCTTTTTCAGCTATAGCAGTTACAACAATTTCCCCTTCTGCTGGGATAACAATCTGTGCCGGCAATAACCAACGATTATTATTTTTGTCGCTCACAATGCCATTATTAATGATTGTGCCAGCAACACCAATCAATACCACCGAAACACTTGATTGTGTGGCCACTGCACGGCGAATACCGTTAATCTTTACATTACGCGATAGCGCATCAGTATCGGCAGTACTTGGTGACATAGAGTTATAAACATTTATAACTTCTGCATTGCAGTCAGCAATTACACGTGCGATAACACCAATCCACTGACCGTCTTGACTATCGTTTTCTAAGTAAACATCTTGGCCGTAAATTCCTCGGTACTTATCTTTTAAATACTCGACAATTTCACTATAAGTTGCAGCTGTAGCACCATACTGATTAATTACAGGGGCTATGCTAGTTAATACCATCTTTAAATCTCCCCTTGTAAACTGGCTGAACCATAAATCGTTGTAATGGTTGATTGAATCGATAGCTTTCGTGTCTCACCATCAAATTGACTATCAAACGAATCGACTCTTAAAACACCCTGAGTGCTTAAAATGCGCTGTCGAATCATGAGCTCAAACAAATGGTCGGTGAATTTCCCTAAAACGTCTGTTGTCCACCCCGTACCATCTGAGGTATCAGCAAACCATTCACCCACCCAAAACTTAAGACGCGTCATAACCGCCTGCGCTACACCCTCCGGTGTATTAATATGGAAATTATTTTGACCTTGGCCGAAACTATAATCCCCATTTTCATCTAACTTTCTATAGCGCATAAAAAAAGCCGCCTTTCAGCGACCCCTCATTCATTTATGGTTTCGGTGGACCAGAATCACCACTACCCGGCTGTACTTTCGTATGGCCATGGCTAGATCCAACATCCACATCATTATTTTTTAATGCCCCTACGACGCCTAATCCATCCTTCATTTCAACCGGGCAATTAAAAGTAGCTTTGGTACCTAAAAACTCCAACTCTCCAGCATCATTAATCCGGATCTTGGCATTGCCGGCATCATTTCTTAATTCAACCGCATCTGTGGCCACGTTTTTTAAACGTTTAGGTTGAGATTGAGGGGCAAATGTAGCGAAACCATCAGATAAATCATGCTTACGGTTTTCAAACGGTGGTTGGATCTCACCACTCTGCCACCACAAATCAATGCATCGAGATGAAAAATGCACTAAACACTCATCCCCCTGCTTAACTGGAAATGTTAAAGCAAAGCCTCCAGACTTAGGCCAGCATACTGGAACATCAGGTAATGGTTTAATTGTTACCATCTCAATAGATCCATCTTCTTGCATTACAGGAATTTGAATGGCTGGTGTAACAGTCACTGTTTGCTTATCTGGATCATAAGAATCAACAATACAAGGTAAATTGGTCCAGACTACGGCCAAGGCTGATTTAATCGCATCATTAATGATGTTGAGTAAATGAGGCGATCTTTCGTTATTACTTAAAGCCATATCAATCCACCGCCAAAATAGTGATACCTGATTTAGGAACTACAGCTCCCTGACCAACTGCAACAAGATTTGTATACCAATCATCGCCGCGTGTATCGCCGTAATGCTCGACTGCTTTAATGATGTAAATGCCATTAATGCCGCCAGCTGTTTTAAGGTCCTTTTGTGCCTGGTCTTGTCCTTGAGTCTGGTAATCGATATCAAATGCCTGAGTTTGGATGCTTGTCGTATCAACATGAATTCGCCCACCACGGCGCAATTGTGGATTGAGCAAGCAATTCACCATTAGCCCCTCTGTTGTGAGTTGAGGCATTCCAATCATCCCCGAGTTGGCATCCATTTCAAAAACTGAATCAAGTAAAAAACTACTGATACCCACCATGTATAAGTATTCATCGTCAATGAAGTACTCGGTGTTTGTGTCTTTGCAAAACTGTCTGATCTGGTCGTCTAATGACCCGAACATTACTTTGCCGCGAACATATTTTTGATCACTAAGCTGTGGCAATTCGCCTGTTTCTACACCATTCGCTTGATACTCTTTTGCAAGTTCATTCTTGACTTGATCGACTGAGGTACCAGCTGCAATGGTTTTATTAACCAGCGCATAGTTTTTAGCTTTATCACCAGACTGAGCCAGAATGCATAAAAAGGTATCAGTCGGGCTTTCACGTCCACGGCGATATTGGAATGTTGAACCTTTAAAAATTGTGGCCAACTCTTCACCGTAACCAGCCTCAAAAGTCACCATTGCCCCCACGTTGGAATTATCCTCGCCAGCAAGCCGGTTCATGGTATCGACTGATAAGTTATAGATATAAAACTCAGCTGCTTTGGGTGTTTCAGCTGTAGGTTGATTAATACGAAATACAATCCGCATTTCTGATAAATCTAATGCCTCTGGCTCCCCATATTTAAGCTGGACGGTTAGCCGGCAATTTCGCTTCCATTGTTCAGTCATTTAAGGATCCTGCCAAAAAAGCTTTATGTGGGTGCCTAAATCACTAAATGATTGGCTCTCATCTTCATTGAGGTTTTGAACGTACATAGAGCCGCTAATTACATGACTAAAAGGGCTTAAAATATCGATACCTGAGACTAAAGGAATACCTAAGGCAACAGGCTCTGAATTAGTTTGAAAAATATCTAGGTACCATCGTTTTCGAAAAACAAGCTTTAGCTGGTAATTAACCTTGTTTAACTTGATAAAAAACTTTTGGTTGCGATCGAGTAAAGGGATTTCATACAAAGCCATGTTAAAAACCCCATTCGTATGCGCCACCAGCATGACCTAAGCCAGTTAATGAACCAATAAATGATTTATCTACTTCTTTCGGCTGTTTAGTGCCTGTATCCACCACATCAGAGGTAACTTCTGGATTCTTCTGATCAGTGATCGAAACCAGTGTTTCTTTGGTAGAAACAATAAACACTTTCTTAAACACAATATCGATCATCAATGCATTTTCTGAAGTCTCATCTGTGACGTTCTTTAAAGACTTGATGAGCATATCTGTATAGAGGCGCTTACCTGTTGAGATAATAAGCCGCTGGCCCTGTAGCGCCTGCAAGCCTTGGTAGATCCCTAAAAGAGACAAATCAGAACCGATAAACGTATTACCAATAAGGCCATTCATTCTCCCAGCACTTTCAGACCAACCAATTTTCATAGTGACTTCTGGTGGTGCTTTATAGCAGTGGTCAGAAATCGGCGAACCCTTTTCAACTGGATGCTCGGTAATTACAAGCTCATCAGAATGATTCTCTTCGATCACCACATCAGCAAACAAACCCATAATTGAACGGTGGCCACCTAACAAGAGTGACCCCACTGTTTCGGTGAGTGCCATGCTTTTCTCCAGGCGTTAAAAAACCCACCGGTTGGCGGGTTTATATGTTTTTAAAAAATGTAGCTTAGCAATACGTTAACTAAACCTATATAATTTTGATTAAAGATAAATCACTTTAAAATAAAGGTTAATTCTTGTGAGCACTTCATCCAGACCTATTTGTCCTTACTGTAATAGTAAACAGACACGTTATGCCTCAAGCAAATCAAATATACTTAAATCACAATATACTTGTAAAAATTGTGGCCAAAGTTTTTCAGTAGATAATCAACTATATGAATCAAAAGGTGGATGCTTCAAATTCTTTTTTAAATTGATATTTTGGGTAATAATTGTCGCTATTGGTTTCGCCATCTACTTGGCAAAATTTGATGACACTCCTAATAACTCACAATCGGCTAAACAACTTACTGAAAGCAAAAAGTCAGATGCCGACGACAAGGAAGAGTTTACTGCTGAAGCTGAAAAAGCAGCTCATGATTATATCCCTACTGAAGAAGACTATAAGAAACATGAAAGTATTGCTGACAGTAAAGATCAAAGCGATACTTTAAATATCTCAACGACTATTCGGAACAAAGACTAATGAAGAAAATTATCTTATTGGTTACAACATCTTTATTAAGCTTCGGTTCGTTGGCTAACTGTGAAGTTTACTTTAATGACCCTGCAGATGTCGCAAAATGTTATGAAGATGAATCTTTCGCTAAAGTAACAACCAATCTCAAGAAGTTAACTGAGCTTTCCAAAGAACAAATAAGTTATAACCCCAATGTTATAAAAGAACTCAGTAAATCCCAAAAGGATTGGTTGACTTACCGTAACAGTTACTGTGACACATACAGTAACTATCACGGTGAAAAAAACAATCATTCAAATTGCATAGTTAGGTTAAATAAAGAGCGTGCTCAACAATTACAAGCTGATATTGATAGCAATTAACCTATTAAACTTTTCGTATTATGAGCCAAAAGAATCATGCTGTTTTCTTGCTGTTTTTTAACTGCATGAGCAGATTCTATTGGCTCTCTAACACCATTGAGAACCATATCAGTTTTATATGATTGATGTATTACTACTGATCTAGCTGACATATTGGATGAATTATTGATTTGTGCTTTATCTGGGTTGCCACTTGGTGGACCATAATTATTAATCTTAGTTTCACCACTGTTTATAATCTTTTCCTCGGCATTAGCTATATTGTATTGTTTACTAAATCTGCCTTTTTGGAATTTAACAAACTGGCTAGGTGACATGCCTTTTTTCATACCATTTTGTTGCATTGCTTTAAGTGTTTTAGACGAAATGTTATTGGAACCTTTTAAAGCAGGTATAACCCCAGGACCAATATTGTGGAGCATATAAAGGTTCTCCCCTGTAACTGGCAATCCATTTTTAGTAAGAATATCTGCATTTTGTTTAGCAAGAAGACCTGTAGCTAAAGTATTGATGCGCTTATCAAATCTTGGGTCATTTTTGGTACGAAATCTTTTACCAATTTTTGTCATACCAATTTCTTTACCCTCAGCAGTTTTAGCCAACCCATCCCATGTTGATTGTATAAATTGGCCTGTTCCAATAGCTCCAGTAGGTGACATTTTCCCAGTCCACCCATCCTCCATTTTAACGAAGCCACGTAGCACTTTCTCATCAAGACCATATTTTGTGGCTGCCTCATGGATATAGCGGTCAACATCTTTACCGAAGCTAAAACCATAACTTTTAGCAACACTGCTTTTAATGGTACTTACAGTTGATTTGGTTGCACTCACTACAGCAGCAGTACCAGTTTTAGCCGCTTCAGTTACTGCAGCAACTGTTTCTTTAGCGGTACCAGCTGGATCATCAATTGCCTTGGTAACAAACTCTACAGTTTTATCCTTAAGGCTTTTAATTAACTCGGCCAACTCTTTAATACGTTTAATTGCCGTCTCAATGCCTCCCTCCCACTTAGACCAGTCAATTAGGCTTTCACCACCATTTTTCCAAGTTTGGTAGTCATCCCATAAAGCAGCAATTGCAGCGGCCAAAGCCAAGACAATACCGATCGGGGAAGCCAAGAAAGCCAATCGTAGTGACTTGATCAAAAAGAGCAGACTTTTCAGCATTGGCAACACAGAAGCTAATTTAGCGATTGTGCCAATAAAGCCACCAAAGATAATCGCAAGCAAGGCAAACTTTAAACCAGTGGCCAAGATAGCTTTAAAACGCGGATCCAGTTCAGCGAACCATGCAATCGCACTACGTAAGAAATTATTGATCACCTTCAGCACTGGAATAAGTGCTTGTCCTGCGGTCATTACAACAACTTCAGTAATAGCTTTGGTCGTCATGGTGATGTCACGGAATTCAACCATGAAATCGGTACCAGACTTGGTAAGCTCATCAGTTAAGCCAACACTTTGACGTAATTTCTGGTACTTCTCCATGTTGTCGATGAACTTATCATCACGCATGGCCATAAGGGTATTTTCATCAATACCTAAAGAACTGGCATAAGCATTTGCCTGGTAGTAATCCATCCCTTTCATTGTTTTTGAAAGGTCTTTCATTACTTCCACACGGTCACGCAACTGTCCATTACCATCACGTGTAGCTACACCCATGCCTGTTAGCATGCCTTCATAACCTGGTGAGTTACGCATCTTCTGCGCCACATTCTCAAGTGACTGTAATGCATTTTGAGCATTACCACCCATTTGTGAGATTGCATCACCATAAGCACGAATATTTGAAGCAGATGCGCCAATACGTTGAGATGAGTAATACAGCTTATCGAGTTCACTTGCTGTCTTTGTTACTGCGACAACTGCACCAGTTGCTAGAAGCAATAAAGTCTTGTGCAGCAATGCCGCTTTTAGCTCTACCCCTTTAAGGGTATCGACCATTTTTCTAGCGCCTTCATTGTCCGTAGAGAAACCTAAGGACACAAAGAAATCACGAATAACTGTATCGCTCATGTTTATCTCAACCTTTCTTTTGATCGTTAAATCTTTCAAGTAAAAGCTGGTTATCTGCCTGCACATCTAATGCATCGTTCATCAATGCAATATCAGCTAGATCTACAGTTCCATCTTTTAAAGACTCAAAACGACAAAGACCACGAATCACCGGCCGTAAAAGCCAATCTTCGTGGTCTGGTAAATGCATAAATTTTATGTGGGTTGTTTCTTGCTCAATGCCTGAGTAAGCAACCCTTGAATAAAATTTCCCAAGTTAATACGAATCACTGCAATTGTTAGCGGGAGGATGTGCTCGATACCTAAGTTATCGAACATCAAAGCATCTTTAACTACTAATCGTGCACCATCGCGTGTAACGACAGATAAGCACTTTTTCATAACGTAGTTAGCATCTTCTTCGGGCATCTTCGCAAATGCATCAATAAAAGGCTGAATCGCCTCACCAAAACTATTTAGGTCAAAATCCTCTAAAGCGCTTAGATCAGGATTATCGGGATCATCCCCAAACTTATCTAAGAGATCCATTACATTGCTTTTCAGGATCTCAGTCATGAAGGGAACAATCGTAGGAACAATAGGTGCAATTTTTCGGGATACGTGAAATTGATCAAAAGCATCTAAGTGGCCAATTTCGTAATTATGATTACCAATTTGCATTAGTCATAAGCTCCTAACTTTTGATCGATCTTGATTGCATCAAAAGCCCACTCGTTAAAATCACCAACTGACTTATAGGCTAGATCAGCATGCTTCTTAAAAGCACATTTCGTGGCGGTCGCATTGTCACCAGATCCGGTATGGTTCAACGTGATTGTGTTCTTGCCCCACTTTTTCGTGCTTGAACGCTGGATGTGGTAAAGATTGGAAAGCTTGGCATTAACTGGCGATGTTTTTAATAATCGTACAGTCACAGTACCAGACTTATTAGCACTTAAGGAATGCATCCCTTCACCGTCAGCGCCAATAGTCATTTGGTTAGCATCAGCAGCCATTGCAATGGTAATACCTTCATCTGCAACGCCCGCACCGTAACCTAGGTCAATTACCCCATCATCACTGGCGAGCGTGCATTGAGTATCCATAAAAGAATATGTAGACATATTTTCTTGTCCTTATTAGCGGTTAACAGACACAAGCACATCAGAGAAATGTGTTGCACCAGCCAATTTGATTGCGATTTGGAATACTGGAGATTTACGCGCCTCACGTTCAGATTGAGCTTGATCATCTAAACTATTGGCAAAGACGTAATATCCTTTTGGAAGATAGTCACCAGTTTCTAAGGCCCCAAAAGAATCACCATTCCATTGACCGGGGCCAATAAGCCCGTTCGTTACTGCTTGCTCTAATGCTCGCTCAAGCACCGTACATTGACGATTTACGCCACTTTCTAGCTGTGGAACTTTGGTTGGTGTGGTGTAAAAAAGATTCCACAGTGCTGTTTCTAAATGGTTTTGCAACCAATCAAGACCATGACGCTCATCAATGAATGAGCCATCACACATAACGCCTTCTTGTAAAATGGCCGTGTCATTGTTGTATCCAGCAAAGACATTACAGTTTTTATCTTTAAGTGCTTTCGCTTGTGAGACTTGCAAGTCTTCAGCTTCTACACCCGGTAGCTGCTTAAACTTCAATGTAATGGTTGTATTTGTGCCATTAAAGTTGACGCTAAATGCTCGTCCAAATACCGAAGCGGCTGCATGTGGGGTATCACCAGAAAAGATTGTGAATACTCGGCCATTGTTGGCTTTGCTGAGCTTATAAGCCAGATCAGTTGTGCTGGTACCATCTAAAGCTAATGCGTTCGTAATTGTCTGGCCATAAATACGGGGTGGATTTGCAGCTAGAATGAAATCTCCTACTGCCTCAACATCTGCGTCAGAAATTGGCTCAGCGATATCTAATCCATACCATTTAAGGGATTTATCAGCTAAATGGGTAATCGCATCCATTAAAGGTTCTGCAGCATAACCATTCACTGGCACTGATGCATGACCAACTGTTAAGCCCATCAATGACGAAACATCTGTGCCAGTTGCATTGGCAATAGCGTAAGAAATCGTTGATGTGGTACCAGTGGTTAATGATGTTATTTCAAAGCGATTGTATACATCGTTCCAAGTTACTGAAGCGGTGCCGAGCTTTGTGGTTAATGCTGAAGCTACACCATTTAAATTAGTCACGGCTGATAGATTCAATGCAGTGACAATTTTTTCAACACCATCAATGGTGATTTTCATCGAACCATCAGAAATAGCTGTGAAGTTTGCAATATCTCGCTGATCCGACGATAAAACCGCACCTTTTAAAACGGCCGAACTTGCAGCCTTAACCCAACGGCCAATATATAAAACTCGAGGTTTAGGCACTTGCCCAAAGTACTTTTGTGCCGCTTTGTATTCTGGTGCATCAGTTCCAAAATCTAATGCTACTGGCGTTGGATCTGAATATTCACGTAAACGCTCAACTGGATCTACTACGCCATCGGTAGCCCCCAATACAAGCAAAGAGCCAAAGCTACGCGGCCCCGCTGCTAAAGCCGCCAAACTAATGGAGACATTAACAACATCAGAGGTGGACAATGTCATGGATTACTCCTCGGAAATTCTATAGGTCCAGCATCTACAAAAGATTTAACTGCAAACGTACGTAATGTTTGCCGCTTAAAGACAGCGGTTAGGTCATATCTATGTACATACTGATTATTGAGAAAGTCAGGCGCGGTGATGATTTCACCCACCTTGATAAATTTGATTTTTTGCGCTTTGAGTTGCGCGATATTTTGCGGAATGCCTAGACCATCTTTGAGGACGTTTGCGATCGTTTGGCCGTGGTCGCCATAGAACGATAAAAACAGCGTCAACTCTTCATGTCGAATTGAATCCATTGTTTCGTCTTTCTGGTCGAAGTATGGCCCATCGTCGGGAGTTATTGACTTTACGGCAAATGCACACCAATCCTCACCAACGGCGGGAAATGGTGGAGGCTCAGTTTGAAAACGTGGCCGAACCATATCACCTGGTAAAGATGTAATCCCGACAATGAAGGCTTGAAAGATGTCCTCTAGGTCTTGGTCATAAGCAGATCCGCCGCTAGGGGTGATATATCCCCCTGAAGCAGAGTCACCCATGATTTACCCCAGTGGTTTAAGCTCGCAAATAGCTTTTATAAAACCTTGGCCATAATGCAAGTTATCTAAGACTTGAGTCACAATGTAGGTTTTACCCTTCCAAGTAATCTCATCAGCTTTGTTATTTGCATCACCCTGAATCAAAGCAAATTGCGTGTGAATGTTGATCGCACCCTTGATCAAAGTACCATCGGCACGGCGGTCCATTTTGATACCGTTATTTGTAGTAACAACACCAGAAAAAGAAGTATTTGTAATCGTCTCTTGCGATCGTCCGTTGTTTCCCACGATGACCTCAGTACGCTTGCAAATAATGCCCGTCTCCATAAAGTCGGGATCTAGTAAAACGTCAGAAACATCAAGATTAGCCACGCTTTACCTCCTTTTCCTTTTTCATGATCACGTAAGTAACCGACTTTCTAAGCTCTCCAGTATCAATCAACGGCTGAACTAGGCCAGACTCAGCTGGACCAGTTTCAAGCTGTTTAAGATACTGTTTAGCGCCTTTACGGCCACGCCGTGCTCGAGCACGGATTGTGGCCAAAGATAGAGGGGCAAATTCACCATTAACGAAATAAGCCCGAACTGAATTCATTGCAATCATTCCAGCGGACTCAAGCAATTTCATCATTTTCTGACTATTACCATCTAAAGCAGCGTCAACCGCTTTAACCAGCTTATCGCCTACCGGTTCTTGAACTTCTTCAACACCCGGAACAAGGAAAGGTCGTTCTGGAATATTTTGTGAAGGTGAGCCATTTTCCTGAAGGTAGCCAATTTGCGCATTAGTGAGACCATCACCATCGGTTCGAGCCTCACCATGGGGAATACCGACCAACACATCGACTTGCGACAATTCAGCGAAAGCTTGAAAGATATCTGCAAGACCTTTACCAGATGATTTAACACCGCTGCTCATAGTTGAATGCCTCCAGCGCCCGCCATCATCATTAACTGATAAAACTGAACGCCCCATGTGGTCTGGTTCCAATGGCCAGCATCTGCAATAAGTACACCTGAAACATCCATAGACTTTGAAACACTATCCACTGATTTAGATGTCTCATTACCTACAATCTTTCCGGCATCACCGTCAATGCTTGCAGCATTCATCCCACGCCGATAAAGCGTGAGATAGTGAGCAATAAACAATGTCAAACCGTAATCAAGCAAATCCTCCCAGCGCTCCTCACGAAGTAATTTTTTCCCAAGGTTTAAGTAGAAATTAAACTGAAATGATGGATATTGCGTTGTATCAGCAAAAGCCGGCATTTCTTCACGAAAAGAGGATTCACTGATCATGGGTTAGGTTTCCTTTGGCACGTCTTTTTCTTTTGCTGGAGCTACTTTTGCTGCATCAGCCTTTAACTTAGCGATTTCTTTATCGCGTTCATTAATCAACTTTTGAGCTTGATCAAGAGCAGTTTTAGACTCATCCGCATGCGTTTGAAGATCTTTAGCAGACTGGATTTTAAGATCACTAAGCTCTTTATCTTTGGCCTTCATTTCCTCGCCATGCTTAAGGATTTGCTTCTCAGCTTCATCTAACTGAATTTGCATTGCCACAAGCTCAGCATCCTTTTGCTGAATAATCTCTTCAAGTTCACTAGCATAGGCCGAATGTGCTGGGATCTCTTGAGAATGAGCCGACACAAACCAGTGCTCAGCAATCTCTTTCTCTACTTCCTGAAGTCCAGCCTGTAACACAACTGTTTTAGCTTCCCCTTGGTCATCACGACCAAGGTTCACTGTTAGCTGTTTGCTTAAAAGAATTTGTACTAACTCAGACATAACAATTCCTTATAGACCATCAGCGTAGTAAGCGGTTTCAGGGTAAACCCATTCAACGACACCTAAACGGCCAAAGTAGGTTGTGATTTGACGAATACCGCGATATTCAATTGGTGTGCGTTGTAAAGGAACAAGTGGGAAGCGCACACGATCCTCAGCTTGTGTATAGGTCAGCATACGATCAGTACCACCAACACCACGTTTTACACACCACTTAGAAGGTTGAATATCTAGTGGTCGGCCATTCACTGAGTTACTTAAGCTATTGAGCTTCAAGAACTCAAGAATAGAGATATTCCCAGCTTCACTAACAATACGGGATGTTAAGAGGCTGAATTGTACGGGTGGCAATAAAAGCTTATCTGGGCAAACAGCAAAACCAGAAGCTAACCATGCGTTATTTAAGATGAGGTTTACATCATCTAAAATTTCCTGAGGTGTTGCTAGTTTCCAGTTTTTATTAACGTTTGTTGCACCTACTTTTGATGAGTTTAAAAGACCTTCCACACCAAGAGTGTCATCGCCGATATATACCTGTTCATCAATATCCATTTGATATTTCAGGTTCATACCTTTGTATTTTTGACTATCAACCGGACGACCAATAGCACGCGCAGATTCTAATTCTGGAATGGTATAGCCAATTTCCATACCCCATAAGCTGAGAGGCTGGGCAGTCTTGCCAATATCCAACGCAATGCCGGCAATAGCATCAGTATTTTTACCGATCCAAGATTTACCAGTCGGTGACGGGCCACCAGCTGCAGCAAAAGTTGAGTTAGTGAATGAAGATACTTCATCCGCAATTGATACATCTGAGCGCAAATCAACATCACGGCCCCATGTAATATTTGCTAATGGATCATGTAGAGTTTGGTCTAAGCGTTCCAATTCACCTAAAAGAAATGCACCGGTACTATCAATCGTACGGGTATCAAAAGTATGCATTGTGCCTGTATCGCGTGTACGTGCACGGATCGGCTGCGCCATTGCTACGGCTTGAGCCATGGTCGAAGCTAAGAGTAATTTACGCATGTTTTCATTTTCTCCAGGCGTAAAAAAAGACGCCTATAGCGCCGTGATTTACGTCAAAAATAATTTAGATGTTGTAAGAGATTTCTACGTTGCCTTGTGCATCTGCATCGTGCATAAACATGGCATTTTTAAGCTCAATGGTGTTCGCACCATCAGCAATCGCTTCAATCCCGCCAATCGGCTTAAGCTCAGTTGCAGTAGCAACACGCACATAAACTTTACCAGCCGTTTTAGCTGTACCTGCATTGCATTTAACCGTCATGTATCCACGGCGCATAATGTCATGCACAATTCCAGATTGAGGAACAGCTGCACCAATACCGTTTAATGCCGATTGTGTAGGATAAGAGCGGACCACTAAGCCATAAACGTCGGTATCAGCTGCTTCAAGAGGTACAAAACCCAATGCTGTTAATTTGCCGAAAATACCGAAGGCCCCAAAACTACCTTTAGCAATATGAGCCTCAACTGTAGAGTGCGCTTTTCGTGAAATATCACCCGGAATGCCTGAAGGCATACGATATAAAAATGAATTACCCATTTATTAGTTTCCTTTGTTTTTCCAGTATTCGCGGTTAATTTTGTTCATTTCAGCAGGCGTAATTGGCGCACGGCCAAAATCGCGTGTAGAAATTCCAGAACGTACACCAGCGGCGTTGTTTTGTTGTTTGATGAGTTCAGATGCCCCGATAAATGCAGCATCGATCGTATAAGCTGCCATAGTGTCAAAATTAGGGTTAGCTCCAACAAATGGCGCTAAAACTTTCTGGCCATCTGCCGTAGCGTGAGCTTGTTTTAAGACGTTCCGCTTGGTGTTTAAAACGGCTGGGCCATTATTAGCGCTATCGAAAGTAGGCATTTTAAAGCCAGGCACTAAAACTTCGGCTCGTGATAAAACCTCTTGAAGTGAATCGCCTGTGTGATTTTGAATACCTTGTTCTGATAATTTTTGAGCCTGTTCAGCTTCCAAAACATCATCCTCGGTTTCTTTGCCTTTACCCTCACCTTCTTCATCATCTTCCGTTTCGGTGTCTGATTCAGAGTCTTTGGTTTTTTTCTTTTCCAAGTTTGATAGTCGCTTATCAATTGTTTGGACAGTTTTGAGAACTTTCAAGAGTTCACGATTGATAGCTGCATCAGTTGTTTTACCTTCGCCATCATCATTATCTTCATCTTCTGTTTCGGATTCCTCCTCATCAGTGCTCTTGGCTTTTTCTAAAGCCTCATCAATGGTACGTTTAGCTTTGCGCAAGCTTTCCAACCAGCCTTTACTTTGTTTAGGCATAAAACTATCTCCGATTTTACAACGCGACCCACAACGCCCCTTTTTAACAAGGGCAATGTGATTTCCAAAAATATTTGTTTGAATCCCTTTACCTACGCTAATCTCCGTGTAATCAGCGTCATACCCCAGAGAGATTTCAACCTTTCCCTTCATCACAGCATCAATCATGTCTTTGTCTGTAATGAGCAGATCCGCCACTAAACAATCAGAATCTTCATCCACACCACGCCGAACATCGTGAGCAGTGCCGTTTGTATATTCTTTCCAATTCTCTGGCGTTACCCAATCCTTAGGATGATCATCAGTAACTGATTTACCTTCAAAACTGGCGATCGTACGTGGATCAAATAGAACGTCTTCACCACGTTCAATAATGATTAGTCCTGAGCTATCGGCTGTAACTGGCACCTCTCCATCGCCATAAAGCAATTTACCAATTCGAGCTAACGGCACATCTCGACAAAGCAAATAACCTTCAGGGGTAGTTTCACGAGTCCGACCAAGTTGGCCAGTAGTGTAGAAATTGGATCTATCTACAGTGGCCTTTGATTTAGATTTCTTTTTAAACATGGATCACCTTTTTTCAGGCATTAAAAAACCACCCGAAGGTGGCCGATATACTCAAAATTTATTAAACAGGTTTTAACTCAATATTTATTCGAGCTTGATATTCAAAATTAGTGGCATCTTCATCTAAACACCACTCAACACCAACAACTTCGTATCTCTTTCGATTAAAGACGCATCTAGTACCGATCTGAGGCACCTGAGTCATTACCCGTCTTGCGAATTGTGGAACTTGATCAACTATAAAAAAATTGATTGCGAATTTCTCTGGATGTATGGTTTTGCTCATTCAATACACCTTAACCTATTTTAGGGAGCGGCTTTAGCTTGGTTATGTCATCAAACTTTCCTATTGGCTGCCATCCTAATGGATATCTCCAATCAACATAAATAAACCATTCCTCATCGACTTGCTTGTAGTAACGATAGCTATTTTGTTTCTTGGTTTCTTTATAATGAGTAGTGTCTTCAGGCGGTTTTCGATTTAAACAATAAATTATGGCTTTTTCCAAAGAATGGCCACCCACCTCATCTACCCAATCATCCCAATTTACAAGTAAGCCATTAGTGGAAATTTGGATGGTTCCATAATCATGTTTAATGGTGAATAAACCAATGATTATGCTTGATTCATCAAAAATTACATCTGTATTAATCACAATTTACCACCTTTTAGATCCTCAAAAACAGGATAACACTTTTAGGCTTTTTCATAACTTGGTTGATTTATATTTAGCTAAAAATCATCTGGAATGACTGGCTCGGGATAACATCGACAATTGGGCAAACACCCAGCATGACCTTTTAAATTATCCAAAGTTGGTGGATTATCCCAAGCAACAAATTTCCCATTCATGGCTTTATGACTTGGCCGGACATCACCATCTTCACTGGTGCGCCAGATATAGCCCTCGGATCCAAGATTCTCGGCTCTAGCTTGAGTAAATACACATGAAGCACGACTTACTTCCGTACGTGCAATTGTATTTGCCCTGGATCTAGACACATGGCCAGTGGCCATAATCAAGCCAGCAATCTCACTTGAACGGTTACCTTCAATTAGAGAGCGAGTAGACAGGTCATGAATACGCTGTGCTGCATCAAGTGGCAAAGACTTAATAAGCCTTACTTGATCATTTAAGAGTTGCTGATATACGGCGCCCGTATCGGTATTGCGGATTTGTTCACGTACGCCACGAGATAGATCCTTAGCATAGATGAGCCAAGTTTTCTCATCCCGTAATGCCACATCTGTAATGATCCGACCTGCTGCATTTTGTGCCCAGAACTGAAGCGTGTTTGCATACTCATTTAATGACGCAATCATTAGTGGGTAGTTTTTCGGATCGTTTACATCAAAGCCCTTAACAATCGTATCAACGTACCCCGCAATTTTTCTAAGCTGCTGGCTGTACCGTATCTCGGTCTTTCTCGCCAGGTGCGGTGATATCCGACTTATTTGGTTCTTCATCGTCATAACCTTCATTTGGCGGCGGTGGATCATCTTTAGCCTGAACAATTTCCTCGTCAGAAATGTGTGAGAAAATTCCCGTAGACTCGCTAGATTGGCGTAATTCTTTTAACGCCGTTTGACGTGAAATGATTCCAGACTCTTCAACCTTAGTAACTGCCTCGGCAACTTTGGCTGCAATGTCTGCCTTCTTCTCGTCATCAATCTGCCACAATGAAGCAAAATCAAATTTAAAAGAACTAGGTAGAGGCTTGCCTAGTTTTGACCGCGAAACAATTTCAAGCAACTTATGCAACGGCGTACGCATACGGCCTTCTTGTTGCTGGTTGATATTGTCGTAGTAGTTTGAAAGATCGGACTCACCAGTTGCATTAAAACCAGCTGGAGATTGACCAAATAAGCGAACTAACGGAATACCTAAAGCTCCGGCAATTTGCTGGCCAAACTGCATCAGAATATTATCAAGCCCAGAAAAACTATATTGATGGGCCTCATAAGTATCTTCAGCATCCATCAGTGTTAAGCCTTCGTTGGATTGCCATAAACGGATCTGATTGATTTGCTCAACTAAAGCGTCATACATCCGACCGCCCGCAGCGATAAGATTACGCAACCCCTTAACCTTGTAAGTGCGTAAATGCGCTTTATAGATGAGCTGACCAGCCCCTAAAGTCGCACTATCAAAAATTGTTAGTCGATCCTCTAAACGCTCAATAACAGATTGGCCCCATAGATTTTCCGCTATGGCCTGCCAGTAAGGAAGTTTAATCCCATCCATCCTGAAGACACGTGAATAATGAATTCGCTGATTACACAAGCCTACTGAGTCGGTAATGACGTCATAATATTTAGGCATCCCATAATCTGGACCATACTCAGTAACTAGATCTTGCAGATCAGGTAAAACCATCCAACGGTCTAAAACTAGCAACCCTTTGAATTGATCCTTTCCAATAGTGTTTACATTTAGTGGTGTAGAAACATTTTGACCATCAATTAACATTACCGCGATAGCCCCACCGTAAAGTCGGGACCAACGGATTGTTTCATTGATCTTGTCCCAAGCTTGTAATCGGTCTAGCTCCTGGTTAATTGCTTCTACATCTTCCGGATCTTCCATGCCACGGATATTGATTCCCTCACGGGTCATATCATCCGCAACCACATCTACAGCTTGGCCAACCACCCAGCTTGAGCGGTACATAGCCTCAAGTTTTAAACGATTTCGACTAGTAAAGTTAAAACCATAGGTAGATTGATCATGCTGATTTCCAGAACCCAAGCCAACGCGAGCGGCGAAATTCTGGAATGAGTCTTTTGTAAATTTAATTAAGCCCATAACTTTCTCTTTTACAGCTTGCCCCAAACGTTGAGCTCAGCAATTTGCGGGTTAAAACAAATCATGACGCTATCTGCCCGGTTAGGTGAGGCAGTACCATCAGGCTGTTTATTGACTAGGATTTTTCCAACACCATTTTTTGTGTATGTTGGTTGAGATAGCTCAGTGGTGAGCAATGCCAATTCCTTAGCATCGATATCTTCAGTTGATAGTGAAATGATCATGTCTGGATCATAATCACGCCCTTCGAGTGCTCTAAAAGTTTCCTGGAAGCGCAAACGTAATGACCACCAAGACTGAGCTTTGAGATTTGCGAAAAAGTCTTTATTCAGACGCTTTTCAACCATTTCGCCCTCTGGATCATGAACTGAACCAGATCCCCGGAATGATTCGACATTAACTTCAGACAAACCTAACTCACGGCGCTTTTCATTAATTACCCTGGCATCACCACGGCACCCAGCTCCAAGACCATCGGCGTCGTAGAACAACGTTTCGATAGATTTCTCAAAACAGAGATCCATAGCTTTTTGAGTGGTTCCAAAGATGTCATCACCTTTACCTGACCATGTGGCCAAGTAATTCATGACAACGCCTTGACGACCTGTAAATGAGTTTTTATCCCTACCTTCATCTGCCACATCTAAGCCGCCAATACGATCACCTGTAGGCTCAATATTGAGCTTAACGTGCGCATCTAATGAAGCTTGCACCCAAGCTGAAGGAATTAAGACACCCTCTACAGAAGCGGCGTAGTTAATATCGACCTCTTGAGCTAATACAACATCATCAAGTGTGGCTAACTGCTTTTCATACCATGGGTAAATAACTTTGCCGTTATATGTAACGGTCCAGTTCTTATCCGGGTTATCTCGCCAAGGCATAGTAAAAACTGAATAGCGACCACTAAAACGATCCTGGTGAAATCGATCACCAATACCGTTAGGTGTAGATCCTTTGATATGAACGTTTGTATTTTGCGAGATAGCAGCATCTACAGCTTCTTGCCGCTCCACGAATGCCCACTCGTCCAAAAAATACATCGTGGTACGTCCACCACGACCGATGTTGTCACCCGCTTCACCTGTGATTGTTGCTCCGTTATCCGGGTTAATAATTCGCATGTAATTGTCATGCACTTTCTCGATAAAGCCCTTAGGCTTCAACCATTGGGGCATTTTGCTGAACATGTCGCGGAATTTATGGAATAAGGTTTTAGGGTCGCCTTTCTTGTCTACCAATTCCTCTTTACGACTACCAACACCACCCGCAAAACCTTCAACAAATAACCATCGATGTAAGAAAAAACCTAGTACAACGTAGCTCATCCCTTCATCACGGGACTTTTCAATTAGTCCGTGTGTTTGAGTGCTTTCACGTTCCTCTAGCCACGCCACAAGCTCAACCTGTTTAGGTCTCAATACAAAAGGAATGTTGGCAGGCAAACCAAATGCCATACCTCGCGGGTCATATGTCCAAATCCAATTGTTAAACCAATGGACTGGATCCTTACGGCACTTGTATAACTCCGCCTGAATACTAAGTTCGTTTTGCTCGATTGCCGCCTTGTAGTAATAACGCCGTGTCATCTCGGTCATTATTTCGGGTAAGCGTACGTTAATAGTCCACTCTTTAATTAACGGCGCTATCTCTTCCAGTGCATAAGTCATAACTTTCCATTAATCACTAAGCGCGAAAGCTCTTGTGGTGTGAGTTTTGCTAGTTCATCAGGTGAGAGGGCTGGAGTTGGTGGAATCTGGGTATTTTCAGTTTTTATTGCCCCACCACCCGCTCCAGTAATTTCGACTCGCTTCTCGTAAAACCCTTTCATGATCTTTTGCATTTGGTCCACGATCTTAATTGTCATGGTCACGTTATTTTTTTTGGCAAAAAGTAAGTCACTCAAAATCTTTAACTGAACAATGTCATTTGCCCCACTTATGTTGTGAATCGGCTGTTTGAGATATTCCTCTCTTGTAGACTCGAATACTTCCTTGTACTCCTTTCTTAAGTCGCGCCCTGCCACTTTAGTCGGGTCATAAGCTTCAACTTGCTGAGGTGAAACAGTGATGTTGAAAGTTTCCTTGATAGCCTTAACAACTTCAGTAGGTGTCATGAACTGCGCAAGAGACCGAACTATAAAGAGTTGCTCGGCTTTTTTAAGCTTCGCCATAATTCAAAATCCATCAAGGCTCATCAAGGAAACAAGGCAAAAAAATGAGCCGGATGGCTCAGTTAATTAGGCAAGTTCCACAGCACTTGGAAATATTTACATCAGATACAAACGGCGGGTTTTTCGCAACTTCAACAAGACGCTTGACGCTTTCACTTGCGCCCCAGCGTTTCACAACGCCTATGAATTCTTCTACATCGTGACCAGCTAAGAAATGCTTAGGCAGTCCAGTCATATCACTATAGATAATCTCACCATCAGCATCACGCTCTACACCGATGTGATATAGCTCATGCTCAATCAAAGCGCAAAACTCACGATCTGAAGTTTGTTCGCAAAAACTGGCATCGATGGTAATCAAGTAAACAGGTACAAATCCAAACCAGTCTCGCATCTGTTGCTCTTGTCTTGCTTTACGCCATCCACCAACGTTAAACATCACTTTTTCACACTGACCTAGCACCATTTGTTTTTTAACAGTACAAGCTTGTGATGCCCAAGCAAATGCTAGAAATTCTTCATTGTCGTGTAGAAGCTCAGCGATATGGTCATG